GTACCTGCTCATGAATTCACAGTGCTAGAAAAAGGGCTACAGGTATGGCTACAAAAAAACTAAAAATCGCTGTTTATGCAATTGCGTTAAATGAGGAACAGTTTGTAGAGCGTTGGTATGAGGCTGCTAAAGAAGCAGACTTCCTTCTCATTGCAGATACTGGTTCAACAGATAAGACAATTAAAAAAGCCAAAGCATTGGGAATTAACGTTGTTCAAATTGCTATTGTTCCTTGGAGATTTGATGATGCACGAAATGCAGCAGTTGCTGCAATCCCTAAAGACATGGACTATTGCATCGCATTAGATATGGACGAAATTTTTGTTGCGGGATGGCGTGAAGAGTTAGAGAAAGTTCCTGAAGGAATTACTCGTCCCCGTTATAAATACACATGGTCTTGGAATGCAGATGGTTCTGAAGGTTTAACTTACAGTGGAGATAAGATTCATTCACGTAAGGGATACAGGTGGACACACCCTGTGCATGAGGTTATGCGAAATTACGGGATAGAAGAGACTCAATCCTGGACTGGGCTAGAAATACATCACTACCCAGACAATACTAAATCTAGAAGTCAGTACTTCCCCTTGTTAGAAATGGCTGTAGCAGAAAGTCCAAACGATGATAGAAATGCTCACTACTTAGGTAGAGAGTATTACTTCAATGGAATGTGCGACAAAGCAAAGGCAGAGTTACAACGACATCTTTCGTTGCCAAATGCTGTTTGGAAACCAGAACGTGCTGCATCAATGCGTTACATTGCTCGTTGTTCTGAAGGTGCTGAAAAAGAAGAATGGCTAATGAAAGCACAAGAGGAATACCCTGAATCTAGAGAAGCCTTAGTTGAACTATCTGAGTATTACTACAGCATCAGTGATTGGCATGCTTGCCTTCGAATGGCAAAGAGAGCACTAGACATCAAACAACGACCACTTGAATACTTAACAGACCCTAAAGCATGGGGTTACACACCATACGATATGGCAGCAATTTCTTCTTATCACTTAGGTTTTAAAGAGGATGCCCTGACATTTGGACAAGAAGCACTTAACATAGAACCTAATGATGAACGTCTAAAACGTAATTTAGAGTTCTATTCTGCTTAGGAGAGTTCATGCGGGGAAGTAGATTACAGGGTCGCTTTGACCTTGAGTATGAACAAAAGCGGATGTATGAAAGCATCAAAGAAGATTTACAACACCCTGTTGGTGTTGAAGTTGATTGGTTCCGTTGGAACAACGATTGGTATGAAGAAAACGTTGCCACTGTAAGAGACCCTCTTTACGACGTTTCAAACTCTGGTTATGTAGGAACAGGTAACGTTGGAGGTCGACGTTGGATTCCTCCGTTTAGTCTTCCTGCTATTACTGCTCAAATTATTCGCGGAAGCAATGACCTTAATGAGCGAGGCTTCTACGTAGTCGACACTTTAAGACTAGTTCTTAACGTAGGCGATGTTGAAAAACTTTTACCTAACCTATTAGAAGACCCATCAGCACATTTAAAAGACAGAGTTGTTTATCGTAAGAATGTCTTTAGCCCATCCCGAATTAACCCTAGAGGACATTTTGGCTATAATTGGGCTGTAGTTACTGTTGACTTAACAGAAGTTAACTCAGAAGAGTTAGTAAATGACCCTCAATTCCAGCATTTGGCACTAAAAGGTCAGCGAGAAATGATACCTTACGAAGAGTTGTATTACGGATTTAATGGATATGGAGAAGGAAAATATGGTAACTAACGAAGAGCGTGAAGTTTTAGAAGCACAAAAGATTGTTCTCGAAACCGACATTGCTGATTCTCAGTCTTGGCGAGGTGCTCGTGAGTTAGCAGCAATGGGCGATGCTCTTGCAAAACTAACAACGAAATTAGATAGCGAGTAACACTTGGCTCTCAATCTTCCTCAGCGTGGAGATAACAACTGGGATACTCCACTCAATGCTGCCCTTAATACTTTAGATGCTCGCGTCCAACTTCTAAACCTTGTTGCTGGTGTTAGCGTAGTTGCTGTTCCAGCATTACCAACTTCTGCGGGTTCAATAGGACAAATCGCTGTTAACTCAACATACCTTTATGTATGTGTAGGCACTAACACTTGGGTGCGTGTAGCAAGAACCGCTTGGTAATGGCAGAGAAAAAGAAGCCTGTTAAACCAGAAAAGCCAGTAACTATTGCTATTGGAGTTCCTGGTCGTAAGGCTCATATCTCACATAAGGTCACCAAAAATAAAAAGGGTGACATTGTAGTAGAGCACACAAACTCAAAGCAGGGTAAATACGATAAGATTAACCTTACTCAGAAAAGCCAAGGCTCAATAAAGTCTGTGGCTCAAGGAGTCAAAGGCGTAAAAGAGTGGCACAAGAAAAATCCACACACGAGTAGGAGTAAGTAATGGCGACTAAAGTTGCTGCAGACCCTTGTTGGAAGGGCTATGTTCAAGTAGGTATGAAGACCAAAGGCGGAAAAAAAGTGCCAAACTGTGTTCCTGAAGGTTCAGGAAAGAAAAAAGTAGCAGCCCCCAAGAAAGGCAAAAAATGAATTTAGAACTAGAGTTAGAACTAGTTGTGCAGGGATTAGTTAATTTTCCTGAGAATGAGCACAACGCTGCAGCACTAGCAGAGTTACGCCCTCTTGCTGCAAAGATAACAATTTTAAAAGACCAGGTAAAAGATAATGCTCTTTCTAAAGAACAAATCATTGCTTCTTTAGGGAGCCTAAAGGCTGAGTTAGATGCTCATGAATCTATCCTACCTTTCGTTAAAATTGCTGCTGAAGACCTCCTTCGGTTTGCTACTACATTAGAAAGCGAGTAATAGTATGTGTGCTGTATGCGGATGCATGAAGAAAAAAGGTCAGGCTGGATTTGGTAAGGGTAAGGCTAAGGCTACTGCTAAAGCCTGTACTTGCGGTACATGCAAGTCATGTAAAGCAAAAAAGAAGAAGTAACCCCATGGCTAAAGAACTCTCACCTAAGCAAAAGCAAATTGCTAAAGTTGCTGGTAACCCCAACAAAATTGAAGGCAAAGACTTCCAAGCGTTAAAGTCTATGAAAAAAGGCTCTGGCGTAAAGGGTAAGACTCAGAAGCAATTACCTCGTAAAAAGGGTATGTAATCCTTAAAAGAATTAAAGTTTAAGCCCCCGACTGGGGGCTTTTTCTTTATCCTTGTGTTAGTAAGAACCATGCGGGTCTTGCTGTTTTACTTGCTGATTTAACTGCTGCTTTAAGGGGATTTCTATGTCTACACCATGGTACGAACAGGTTGCTGAGATGCAGTCTGCCAGTGAGCGTGATGAGTTCGTAAAAGGTATGTATGGTTTTAAACCGCATAATCAGCATAATTTTGTAATTGGTCTTTTGGCTGGGTATGTCGGAACTAAACTCCTTTTCAACTCAAAGAAGTCACGCCGTGAGACAAATAAATAAACTCAAGCCAGCATTTTTAAAAGCAGCCCGTCAAACCGCTCAGTACATGACGCTTGAATTGCGTAATGAAACACGAGCCAGTGGTTGGAACCCTGATGTTACTGAGGCTATTAAAGTCTCATATTCCAACAACCACCTAAGTATTAACATCCCTGCAAAATATAAGCCCTTGGCAGATAACTGGGAGTTTGGAACTCCTAACCGTCAACCAACTGGTGCTATTCGTCGTTTCTCTAATCGACCAGAAGAAGCAGAGAAGTTTCTTTTAAAAAGCGTTAAGACTTCTTTAAGGGGTGTGCTATGACATTAGGTCCTTTATTTTTAGAAGAAGATAACATGCTCAAAGAGAAACTCAAGGGCATTCTTGTAACTGACCAACGAGCAAACAACGAACAAATTGGTCGTCCCGTGCAGGTGTGGTTTGGTCAACCTGACGTTGAACTTAGAGACCAGACTTATCCATTTATTACTATTGATTTAATTGACATCTTAGAAGACCGTGCTCGCTCACACAGAGGCAAGGTTAATAAAACTACTGCTCCGTATTTAGAGCCTGCAAATTTTCCTAGTAACAAGGCTTGGGAAATTGATTACCCAATTCCAGTAAACCTTGATTACCAGGTAACGACGTATTCACGTCAACCTCGACATGATAGACAGATTCTTGCTGAACTGCTCTACTCAAGATTAAAGTTTCGTAATGCGACTTTAATCGGTAATGACGATACCGTCCGTCGTCTTGATGTTCTCGATGTCTCAAAGCGAGATGTTGTAGAACAGGCTAAACGCCTGTTTGTAAATGCAATTACTGTGCGTGTTTCAAGTGAAATTCCGCAGGATATGTATGAAGAGTTCTATAAGGTACAAAAAGTTAAAGTCATTGGTTCTGAACCTGCTCCAAGGCGGGTAACTATCGGAGTCAACTACGAACAAACATCTCGCTAATACTCGGACCCTCTACCAACAACCTAGATAGGAGAAATCATGGCAGTTTATAAAAGACCAGGAATTTACATCAGTGAAGTCCTGCTCCCTGCTCCAATCACTAACTCCATAACAGCACAGGCTGCTGGTATGGTCGCTGCACCATTTGCCCAAGGACCAACAGAGGTAACTCTAGTTAATTCTTGGTACGATTTTACAAGACAATTTGGTGGGTACAACTCACTATTCCCAGCAACATTTTCTGTTTCCCTCTTTTTCCAAAATGGTGGAAGAGAACTTTACGTTAAAAGAATCATCGGTCAATCAGCAGTTGCTGCAACTGGTGTAGTTCCACGTTCCTCTGGTGCTGGAACTGTACTTACCCTAACCGCTAAAAATAAAGGAACTGACGGAAATAACTACCGTGTTCAAATTTCTGGTGGTTCAGTACCCTCTACGTTCACAGTTGCAATCTATAAAGAAGGTATTATTGGAACATCTACATCAGTTACTGATGATGTTTTAGTAGAACAGTATGAAAACCTTGATTTTGCAACTGCAACATCCAACAGTTATGCATCAACAGTAATTAACTCTGTTTCACAACTATTTACTGCTGTAGTAAATGATAACGTTAACGCACCTTCAACTGCTGTTGTTCCATTTACAGGTGGAAGCAATGGAAACGCTGTTGTTACTACTGACTATGAAGGCTCTACAACTGGTGTTCCTGGAGCACTAGACTTAATTGACAGACCTCTAGTAGTCTGGTTACCAGGGATATATGAACTGTTTTCAGAAAGTGCTGCTACAACATTGGCTGCTAACATTTCAGCCTACATTGTTCTTTCTAAGAAAGACTTCTTTATTGGAGAAGTAAAATCAGGTATAACTGTTGCACAAGCACTTACTACTGCTGATTCACTTGGCGGAGCAGGTACTTATGGCGCAGTTTATTATCCTTCACTTCTAATAGCAGACCCTCTTGGCGTAGCATCAGGTGCTACACGTAAGGTAGGTCCTGCAGGAGCAGTTGCTGGTTTGTACTTAAGAACTGATGCAACTGTTGGTCCATTTAAAGCACCTGCTGGTTTAGCAGCAAATGTTGCTGGAGTGGTTGCTACAGATAAGTCATTTACTGCTTCAGAACTTGACTCGTTAAACGCTGCTTCTTTTCCTGTAAATCCAATTCGTCAAGTTCCAGGTGCAGGTATATCCGTAATGGGTGCTCGTACTTTGAAGCAAGACGGAACAGCAAACAAGTATGTAAATATGCGTCGTTCTCTTATTTACATCCGCAAGAGTTTGCAAAACCTAACAGAGTTTGCGTTATTCGAAAATAACAATGAGCAGTTGTGGGGTCGTATTAATACAACCCTTAACACCTTCTTAAATGAATACCGCAATCAAGGAGGATTACGTGGAAATACTCCTGCAGACGCGTACTTTATTAAGTGCGATGCTGAAAACAATACTGCAGCCTCTATCGCTAGTGGCGAAGTTCGCATCGAAGTTGGTGTGGCCTTGCAGTACCCTGCGGAATTCGTGGTTATTAACCTTAGCCAGAAGACCTTAAACTAAGAAAAGGAGCCTAACTAAAAATGGCATTTGTAGATAAAAACAGGTCTAGTCTTGCGACTGACCCAATCAGAAACTTTAGGTTTTTGGTGAATTTTTCCCCATTGAACGGAAACGACACTAACCTGTCGGATTTAACAAAAGCAACTATGGGCTTTACTTCAGTTTCAGGAATGGCTGTAACCACAGACTCTATTCCTTATCGTGAAGGTGGCTACAATACGACTGTTCACCAGATTCCTGGTCAAACCTCTTTCCAACCGCTTACTCTGCAAAGAGGCGTACTAATTGGAAATAAGTCAGGCTGGAACTGGATGAAGAACATGTTCTACACAGTTCAAAATGGTGGAAGCAGAACTATCAATCAGAACTTCCGTTGTGATATTGAAGTTTCTGTTCTCCCACATCCAATACCTGGAAGCACTGCTTCTGATGATATTGTTGAAGATGTTGCGATGCGCTTTAAGTTCTACAACTGCTGGCCTACAGCACTTGCTTACTCAGACCTTAACGCTGGCGATAATTCTCTCCTAGTTGAGCAAATGACAATGGTGCACGAAGGATTCGATACATCGTTTTCTTCATTTGATTCTGCTAATAAGTTTGTTTCTGCAGGTCCAGTCGATACACCACCAACAGCGTAACTAACTAACTAAAGGAAAATAATATGACTACTCAAACCGTAAAAGCATCCGAAAATCCAGACCTTGTTAACCAACTGGTTTCACAAGCAATGGCTGAACCTGAAAAAGAAAAACAACCCGTTGTAGTTACACCTCCTTCTGATGTTCACGTTACTCTCCCTGGCGGATTTACAAATGCTGCTGGGGAGAGCGTGACAACAGTTGAAGTTCGTGAATTAACTGGGAAAGATGAAGAAGCAATTGCAAGAGCACAGAATCTTGGAAAGGCTCTATTACAAGTACTAAGTCGTGGAACCGTTAAAATTGGAAAAGAAGTTGCTACTGAAGAAGCACTAGATGCTATGTTGGCTGGTGACAGAGATGCCATCATGTTAGGTATTTATAAGGCAACTTTTGGTAACACCCCAGAACTGCAAGGTTTTTGTGGCGGATGTAATACTTTTAAGCCCGTTACAGTTAACATCAATGAAGACATCAAAGTAAAGACTCTAGTAGATGAGCCTACTTTTATTGTTAATGCAAAGTGTGGAGAAGTAATTGCAACACTTCCTACGGGATATTGTCAAAAAGAACTAGTGAATAACTCAGATAAAAGTATGTCTGAATTAACCACGATTCTTCTTGAAAATTGCGTCCTTAAAATTAATAACAAACCCATTCTAAGTAAAACTCAGATTCAAAACTTAGGAATTAGTGATAGACGGTTAATCGGTGAAGCAATTAACAAAAACGCAATTGGACCAGTTTTTGAAGAAATCTCAGTTACTTGTCCTGACTGCGAAAGTGAGGTAAAAACTCCTATTAATTTAGGGATTTTGTTTCGCTTTTAAAGTATCACATTACCCGACTTTGATGGCTGAATGGTTAGCATTGTCGGAAAGGCATCGGGGTTGGACTCTTACTGAGATAAAAGAACTTTCAGTAAGAGAGAGAAAAAATTGGTTAGCACTTGCTAAAGAAGGTTACTAAGGAGTTGACGTGGCAGAATTAAATGATTCGTTAAAACAAACCGACGAATTGTTATCCAGCATTGTCAAAAGCCTGACTTCTGCTGAGCAAATTACCAAACGCCTTGAAGGTTCCATGGGCGGAGTTGCTGGAAAAGCAAAGTCTGCCAAAGGTGGTGGTGACCGTCATATTGGTTCTGGTGCAGGTAGCCAAATGCCCCACATGGAAAAGGCAACTTTTAGTGGGCAAGAAAAAGCAGATAGCACAGCAGAAATTGCTATGCGAGAGGGCATGGAGGCTACTCGCTTTGGCTTAACACCTACTCGTGGAGCAAGAGCACTAGGAGTTGCACAAGGAGTTGCTCAAGCAACCTTTGGTATGGCTGCTGGAGTAATGGCTGCTGTTCCTGGTGTTGCCGAAGTTGGAGCAAGTGCTGCTAACTATTACGGAGCATCTATCCGTTCTGGTATGAGTCGTACTGCGGTAATGAACGCAACTTTTGGTGGTTTAGCAGGTGGTGTTACAAGCACACTTGCACCTTCTAACATTGCTGGTATCGCTGCATCACGAGGCATTATGCCAGGAAGTGCTCAATACAATGCTTTAGTTGGTGACGTTGGTGGTGCTGCACGTTACATGAACATGGCAAACGAAAATGCTATGGTTGCAATGTCTGGATTTACTCAAGGAGACTTTTCTTCTCGTTTATACAACATTGGTATCAGTACTTTTGACCAAAAAACAGGTAAGGCTAGAGGCCAAGATGAAATTTTTGGTCAGATTTACAGTCGTTTAACTCAAGGTCAAGGCAAGATGAGTTTAGAAGATACTATGAATAGTTTTCAAGCAGGTATCTTTGGAAAAACTGCAACTGACCTTGGAATGACAGAAGACCAAAGACAACTATTTATGCAGTACTCCGTTGATAGAGTGCAGGGAAAACAAACTGACCTATCAAAACTCGGTTATGGACAAAACCCAAACGTAGATAAAATGCGTATCACCACATCCGACACATCTGTTTTAAACACTTATACCGAACCTGTATTAGCAGGGTTTAAGTCAGCAGCAGATTTAATTGTTAACACTGTTAACCCCGCTTTAGAAGATATGGCTAGTGTTGCAGGAAGAGCCTCTGGATTTTTAGGCGGTATGGGTGAATCACGTGCAGGTGGTGGACTTGGTATTGCTATAGGTGGACTTATATCCGCTATTGGCACACTTATTGGTGTTTTGGGTGGTGGCATGATGGTAAAGGGTATGCTGAGTGCTGCAGGTGGTACTGCTGCTGCAGGAGGTGCTGCTGCTGTTGCTGGAGGTATTACTGCTGCAGGTGCTGCTGCAACTGTTGGGCTTTCTGCTGCAGGTGGTTACTTAACAGGTAAGGGCGGAAAAGCATTAGGCAACGCTTTAGGCGTAAACCAAAATGTTACTCGTGCTGGTTCTACGGCTGCTGCTGCAGGTATTGGAGCAGCAATTGGAACAGCCATTTTCCCAGGTGTTGGAACAGTAATTGGTACTGGTATCGGTGCAATTGCTGGTTACTTTGGTTCTGGTGGAGGTTCTCCAGGTTACGGAGCATCTTTTGGAGGAAGTGGAACTGGAAATGCAAATCCTGCATCTCCAATTACTAATGGCGGTGTAGGAACTCCTTACGGTGCATCAGGAAGTCTTTGGTCTGGCGGAACTCACACAGGTCAAGATTATCCATGTCCTATAGGTACTCCTGTCTATGCTTCTTTAGACGGAATAATTATTAATACAAATCCTGGTTCTGATTACGGTAAGACCGTAGAAATTGACCACGGTAACGGTTACCAAACTTTGTACGGACACTTATCTGAAGTAGTTGTTTCTGTTGGTGCTGCTGTTACTAAAGGGCAGTTAATTGCAAAAAGTGGTGACACTGGAAAAGTCACAGGACCACACTTGCACTATGAAGTACGTAAAGGAAAAAATAACCCAGTTAACCCAGATGAACTATCAAAGGCGGGTGCTGGCGGTTTAGGTAGCATTTTAGGTGCTGGTACTAGTGGTGGTATTTCAGGCATTCAAACACAAGAGTATGACTTAAAGCAGTATGGTTCTAAGTCATTACTTGAGTTAGCATCAAGTGCGGGAATTAATGCTTTGAGCGGTGGGGCTTCTGGCTCTACAAACGGAAGCACAACCAGTAACCGAGGTCAAGGAAGTTACGACCCAATGCCAGATGAAAGTCTTATTGCAACATTAAAGGCTGCTGGTTTTACTGGTGAAGCGTTATCAATTGCGTATGGTGTAGCAAAGGCTGAATCTGGTGGAAGGGCTAATGCTAAAAGCCACCCTAGTCTTTTAAAAGATGACTCATACGGATTATTTCAAATTAATATGTTGGGTGATTTAGGACCAGCACGTCGTAAAACACACGGGTTGAATTCAAATGAAGATTTGTATGACCCAGCAACAAACGCCAGAGTTGCTTACGCAATATCTAAAGGCGGAACAAACTGGAAGCCTTGGTCTGCTTACACAAACGGACGTTACCTAGAAAGACTTGGACCTTCGGGTGGCGGTAGTCCTTCTGTAGCCACACTTAGTTCTTCCTCTACAGGAGTTACTTTGTCTCCTTCTATAACAATCAATGTTAACGTGCAACAAGCCTCTTACGCTGAAGCAATGAACTTAGTTGAAATTGTTAAGAGTCAACTTGAAAAAGAAAACTTATTTAAGTTAGTGGGTAAGAAATAATGGGTAAAGACATAAAAGGACTAGGTGCAAAGTACCAAAGAGATAACCTCATTGCTATTGGAGTTTCTAAAGCAAATGAAACACTTGCGAAAGAAAAAGCCGCTCAAAAAAAGGCTGAGGAAGCAAAAGCAACCCAAAAAACTCTTAAAGGGATTCAACAACAAATAGAAACACAAGCACGACTAAAAGTGTCGGTATCTGCAAATCGTAGCCGTCTCCAAGACGTTCTTACCTCTCTTATTCTTGCAAATGCTCCTGCAAATCAGATAGTGGCTGCGAATAAAGACTTTACCGAAGCGAGCAACACTGTTACAAAAATTGACGCTAGTATTAAAAGACTTCAAGGTGAGTACGCTAAAGAAGCAAAAGGTTTAAAGACTGAATCAGAGAGATTCCGTACAGAACTACGTGTTCAAAAAGCACTTAAAGACGCTAAAAGTAACAAAGGAAATTCTACTCCTGTTAAACCTACTCAACCAGCACCACCACCACCTGCTGCGAAAAGTATTCGTTTTAATGCTCCAATGGTAAAGAGCGCATATTTTAGAAACAATTCTGTTGTTGACAGAGCCTTATTATCACAAGCGGTAGAACCAATGTTGGCTGCAAAAATGGTTGAGACTCTAAGTACTTTTGGTGACGGAGACACTAACAGGGGCTTTATTGTCCCTAATAAAAAAGCAATGGAGGCTGCACTGTCACGTCAGTCACCAAAAGAAAAAGCCATAACAGGTGGTTTTAAAGTTCCTCATGGCTTTAGATTTCACTACAACCCGCAAGAACTAAACCAAACTATTGGAACATTACAAGGCATTTCCCCAGAGTTAATGATGTCTGGAAAAGACCAAGCAAACATGATAACTGCCCCAACTCAAAGCAGCACAATTAGTTTTACACTATACTTAAATAGAATTGAAGACATGAACGTTCTAGCAAACACTACACGAACTGCGCCTCTTATTGAAGATGCTGATTCAAAAAACTATTACCCTGAAGTGGTAAAAAAGGCAGACCGTGAACTTATTAAAGACTTTGGCACCATGTATGATTTAGAGTTTTTATTTAAAGCAGTAAATGGTGAGATGGGTGGGTATACAAGCCCCCTGCGCCTTGCAAAAACAGCAGATGTTGGTTGGTTAAATGGTATGGCAATTGAAATGCACTTAGGTAGAAAACTACGTTACTTGGCACGCATTATAAACATAAGTATTAAACACATTCTTTTTACTGAAAACATGGTTCCAACTTTGTCTATTGTAAGTATTTCAGCACATAGATTCCATGATACAACTACGATTGATGCAAAGTAAGGGGCTATCATGATTCCACTTTCAAGTCGATACGCTGACGGTCTTTTATTAAAGGGATACCACCCTGTTAAAAGTAGTTTTGAAGTAGGGGTTTACCGAGTATTTCCTAACAATGTGTCTGGAGTTTTTTATTACTCTTGGGTTGAGGGGGATAGAATTGATGTTATTGCTAGTAAGTTTTTAGGTGACCCAAATCTTTGGTGGGTGATAATGGACTACAATGACGACATTCACAACCCATTTGAGTTAGTTCCAGGACAGCAACTAAGGATTCCAGTCCATGTCCTATAATCAAAAATACTCATCACGTGAACATAACTCTTTTTCCGTACAGTTCCCTGACTACCCTACTTTTTCCATGCCTGCAAATGAAATGACCTTAACACAAGAAGTCAACACCCATGACATTTTGACTTTAAAGTTCTCTGACTTTGGGTTATTGATGCTAAAAGGCTTAAAAACAGAGTCTCCAGTAATAGTAAATTGGCGAACTTCAAACGGAATAAAAGGAACATTTTTTGGCGGTGTTTACGGTATACAAAGAACTCACGCTATTCAAGCAAGTAAAGAGAGTGAAATTACTTTCTTAGGGTTAACCTTTAAAATGAAAGACTCTAAATCTGGTGTGTGGATAAATAAAACGGTGGCTGACGTAGTACAAGTGATTGTAAAAAGAAACGGATTGAAGGCTGTTGTTAGCGGTCACCCTGCTCGCTACTCTCAAATTACACAACAAGGAGAGAGTGACTGGGAGTTCTTACAGAGACTGGCAGATATGAGTGGGTACACAATTGCTGTAAGAGGAAAAACAATCCTTTTTAGGACTATTGATGAAGTAGTCTCAGAGTCAATTGGTGGGATGCCTATTTTGTTTCAAGAGCAGAATTTTATGCCACCCTTCTCTAGTTTAGAAGAACAGACGCTTGACCGAATAACTCCATTGTACGGTGATTACTTAGAAAACCCTGATTTTCATAACAACTCTTTTAAAATTACTAGGGGTGTTGACCCAATTAAAGCCGTCTCTTTTACAAGCACCGAATCCCCAAAGAATAAACAGCAGGTTAGAAAAACTAGGTCAGAACCTCTTTTCAACCAAGAGTTAACAAATGTCGTTGCTAATACAAAAGAAGTTTCTCAATCTGTTGCAAAAGCAAAGGCTGCTAAAGCACGTTTTAATATCCCAGCAAAGTTTCAAAGCCAAGGGGACCCAAGAATCATGCCTAATTCTTTAGTAGAAGTAGAAGGAGTTTTAGAGGACGCAGATGGTTATTGGTTAGTACATAAAGTTACCCATTACCTAAATGTAAACGGTGTGTATCAATGTAATGGTGTTTTGCTTAGTGACGGAAAAAGCCAAAATTTACGACAAAAGCCTTCTACTAATAAACAGTCAAACTACCCAAGTGTCAATATACCTGCTACGCTAAAAAACCAATCCGCAACAAAAAATTCTCCAACCTATAGAGGACCAACAACTGAGTTCTTTAATGGTAAAGCCAAAACATCAACTGGAAAGTGGGCTTAATCATGGCTTATGAATACGCAATTAGTTTTCCTTTTCGCTTAGATAGTTATGGTGATGTTGCCAAAACAAAAGACCCTAGTAAAATTTGGGCTGACAGAATCACTTCTGTAATTGGAACTATGGTTGGTGAAAGAGTGGCGCGTCCTTCTTTTGGAACAAAGATTGCCAATCAATGGCTAAATGGCTTGAGTGGTATCCAGGGGGATATGGAAGCAGAAATTCGACAGGCTTTTATAGAGTTTCTTCCTTTGGTAACGCTTTTAGAAACTTCTTTTGAGAACGACGATGCAAACGGGTCTCTTAAAGTTATACTTACTTACTCATTACCAAACGATAAAGAAGAAACTACTGTAATTGCTCTTGTCAGTATTGGCAACAAACAACCTCAGTATCAGGAGAACATCTAATGGCAATTAACGAAGTCCCAGTAACAATTGACTACACAAGTAGAGACTATGAAGCCCTTCGTGAAGAATTAATTGCGAGAATTAAAGAAAGAATTCCTGAATGGAATGGGGCAGACAACAGTGACTTTGGCGTAGTTTTAGCAGAAGCCTTTGCGTATCTTGGGGACGTTGCTAACTACTACATTGACCGTATTGCAAATGAGTCTTTTTTATCAACCGCAACTCAACGTGAGAGCATTTTAGCAATTGCTGAAACTTACGGGTATATTCCTTCTGGTTATAAAAACGCATCAGTAGACGTAACTTTTTACAATAACTCTGGTTCTGCTGTTACGGTTCCAACAGAAACTAGAGTATCTGGTGAAGTAATTGCTAATGACACTGTAGAAACAGTAACTTTTACAACAACAACTAGCGTTATTGTTCCTCCGTTTGCTAATCAAGCACGAGGTGAAGCGGTAGTTCTTGCGTATCAAGGGGAGTTAAACACAATTGAAACAGCAAATGTTTATGGTGCTTTACTAGGGACTTCTGATGCGGAACCTTCTCAAACATTTCTTATTCAAGATTTTCCAGTTGTTTCCGACAGCATAGAAATATACGTGCAAGGAGGAACTGCTTGGAAAAAATGGGAAAGAGTAAGCCACTTAATTGACTTTAGTGCCAACGACGCTGTTTATACAACTCGTTTAACTGAGGACAATGAGGTTTTTGTTTTGTTTGGAGACGGTGTATCAGGAGCAATTCCTACTTATCAATCCGCAATTAGAGCAAAGTATGTTATTGGTGGAGGGATGTCAGGGAATGTTCCAAGCGGAACACTAACTAATATTGCTCGTGTTCCTGGTCTTTCACAAACACAGGTATCTGCTTTAAATGGTGTGCTAGATGTAAATAATGTTAAAGGTGCTGTTGGGGGAAATGAACCAGAATCTAACGAATCCATCCGTGTTGCTGCTCCTTTGTTTCTTCGTACTCAAAATAGAGCGGTAACTTTGGACGACTTTGAAAACTTAGCATTAGCAGTAGAAAACTGTGGAAAAGCAAAAGCAGTAGGAACATCCGCTACTGCAGTAACTCTTTATGTTGCTCCCTACCGTTCATTCTCAGATTTTGATGCTACTCCTGGTGTTGAGGTAATCAATAGCGTAGCAACTGCAACTCTTGAATGGAACTTATTAAAAACAGATGTAGAAAACTTTTTATCAAATAAAATGCTTGTTGGAACAACACTAAGTGTTTTTAAACCTGTTTATGTCCCAGTAACGATGAACCTTCAATACACACGAGAGCCAGAATTTAGTCAAACTGTTGTTGAAAAAGCAATAAAAGCAGCGATTGTCGAGAACTACTCCTACAACTTTGTTGATTTTGGTCAGGAACTAACGGTTCAAAATGTTGAGTCTGTTCTTCAAACTGTGGAAGGCGTAAAAATTGCTAAATGCCGTTTTCTTTTTAAGACAGGTGGAACCCCAAGTTTAGCATCTATTACTGCTCTAGCAAATGAGATATTTACTTTTGCAGAACCAGATGTGGTGCTTGAGGTCTTATAGTGAATAATGAGTACACAGGAACTTACCGAGGTGTTGTTACAAACATTAAGGACACTGACGGTCACAGAAGAATAAAGTGTAAGGTTCCTCAATTATTTGGCGATGCAGAATTAAATTGGGCATGGCCCTTAGAAACCTCAAGCCTTAAAACACAAGTTCCTGATGTAGGTGAAGGTGTGTGGGTTGCTTTTGAAGGCGGAGACCCAGGCTACCCAATTTGGAGTGGTAATTTTGGAAAACCAAAAAACGGCAAAAGGGTAAACGTAAAAGTCTTATCCGACTCAGTTTCTTTAACGGGATTAACACCTTATTTTAAAACAGAACGCACAGCAAACGGGACTACAGAAATTGACTTAGTTGCCACTTTACTAGCCATGGCTACTGCTTTAAAAGACCATCAATCACGCATTGTTGTATTAGAAGGCAAAGTTGCAACCCTTGAGACTCAAATGACTGGAAAAGCAAGTACCAGTCACAGTCATTCATAGGTTGTTTAGGGAGTCAAACCCCTTGTTTAGCGTCAAAATTGACCTTAGTCGTTTAGGAGAATAATTATGCCCGCTTCGTATCCCGCAGGTGTCAAAGGCTTTACTACCAAGGTTGACTTTACCGACCTCGTATTAGCAGACCACGTTAATGCTCTACAAGATGAAGTTCGTGCTCTACAAGCAACTATTGGAACCGACCCACAAATAAGTGCTGGTTGGGTAGGCACTCTTGATAAAACCACAACATCTTGGGCAACTTTAAAAGCCCGTATTGCAAATCTTGAATACGGCGTAGTCAATGACTCTCACACTCAATACACACACAATACTGGTGGCGACACTATTCAGGCAAACGGTGCAGCAATTATTCCTCTTAAACTAAAGGGATTTTCTAGCCAAACAGCAGACTTACTAAGATTTGAAAACTCAGCAGGAACAACTTTAACTAAGATTGATAAAGATGGAAAACTTTTCATCAACAGCCAGGAAATCAAACCTGTTCTTCATCAGCAGACTCAACCAGATGGCGTAGCGTTGGGGTTACCTCAAGGAACTATTTGGGTAGACTCTGATTCAAACCCTTCAGTTTTATCTGTGGACACAACTATCCAAATTACTGGAGGAACACTCACTGGTGACCAAGCATTAACTTCCCGCCTTCGTAATATCACCGTGTCTACTTCTGACCCAACTGGCGGAAATAACGGAGATATTTGGCTTAAGTACACTGTGTAGGTCTAGGTACTATGCCTATTCAGATTAAAGTCGCCAACAATTACGTCTCTTCAGGTTCAGTCTTTTTTAAAAGCGGTGGTGCTTGGATAAAGGCTAAAGAAGGTTACGTAAACGTTGATGGTACTTGGCGTAAGTTTTTTGTGTCGGAGTTTAAAGATTTTTTTGAAAGAACCAACGCTACAACATTAGGAACTTCTCCTACAGGACAAGCATGGACTGCTCCTAGAGGTACATGGAATATCCTTGATGGTAAAGCAAGTCTCACTACCTCAAAATCTACCTACCCCCTTGCTATAGTTGATGCTGGTCTAACAGATTTTGAACTTCAAGCAAATGAGATGGTTCCAGGAGTTGGCGTAATAGTTAGAGCAGAGTCTTCTACTACTTGGTGGGGCTTAGTTGGTTGGAATAACCAAGTTTCTTATACCTACTCTTACTGTGCAGTAGCACTAGTTAATGAAGGCTATTGCATCGTAGATAATATCTGTCAGCAAACAATTTGTCCTGGAGGGTATTCTTCTTACCAACAAGCCGATGCATTGACTTGTAAAACCCGTGCTGCTGACCGACTTGTTGGTTATGGCTGTACATCTACTTACATTGACGGTGAGATATTATGTACGGATACACTCGTTCCTACACAAACTTGTACAAACGAATGTATTAAATACTGCCAAAGAGCAACTACTTCTCCAAGCGTTACAACCTGTACTCGCGAAGATAGAATCACTCGTTGTACAACTACTCCAGGAACAACCACATACTCAACTATTTGTTGCGATAGAGATACTGTATGTAGAACGTCCTACGTAACGCAACGTTCGTGTACACGTCAGCCTGGTTTTTGGTCGGAGTATTGTGCTGGGTATACGCCTGTTACAGGGGAATGTCTAGAGTACAACCCTCAAACCTACACAACTGTAGTAACTTGCCCAGGGGGAACTTCTACGATAAATGTTGCTTGTGGTTATCCAAACTGTGCACAAACAGGCTCTCGTCAAGTATGTCCGCAGGCTTTATCAACCGCTACGGGTTATAATTATTTCTATAGGCTTTACTTAGTTAAGTCAGTTAATGGGGTTCTTACTGTAGAACAAGACTTTGATATTGGCGAAAACTTTAAGGCTCTTAGAGTCCTTGGTGTTGGCACTAACATGGCAATAAACGTCTACAGGGATAACGCCTACGCAGACCAAATTAAGGTTCTTTCCTATTCTTCTTTTATTTCCCCCGTAGGAAGTAACTTTGGTATATTTGGGTATCCTTCAAATTACCAAGAAGGTACTACAATTGGTTCAATACAGGTAAAGCAACCAGGAGCATAATATGAGTGAAAAAAGTCCGTGGCAGTTATGGAAAGAAAAAAACCCAGGTGATGCTGTTCGTCCTTGGGATTTAATTAACCCTAACGTAAAACGAGTAGACGATGAAACGGCACAGTATCGACTTAACCATTGTCTGGGTTGTAAGCATTTGATTAAATTGACTAAAACATGTACTAAATGTGGCTGTTTTATGACAGAAAAAACAAAATTAGCCCATGCTTCATGCCCCATTGGACTATGGGGGACTGTTACCATAGAACCTACAAACCCAGAAGGAGAATAAAATGGCGGATACTAACAGAATGCTGGCTTTTATAATTGATGGAGAAGTTGCAGAAATACTTCAAACCGATGACAAACTTGCTGCTATTTTTCTAAGTCAACCACAAGCAGTTGAGTTTAATAGAGAAAAAGACAATGTTGTTGCTGGTATGAAATACGACGGCACGAAGTTTAGTATCCCTGAGTAAAAATGCCTACATATAGAGAAGTATACGTTTGGAATGGGAATGCTTGGGACTCCCTTGCTATTGCCCTACCTGATTTAACTTCCTATGCCTCAAAAGTTGCTGACAATACTTTTTCAGGTGCTCAAACTTTTTCTGGAAGAATTACTCGAGCAGGACAAGTTCCTTACGCTATTGAAACAGGGACAGTCAACCTCACTACAACAATTACTGGTGACCAATTAATTATTGGAACTAAAACTTTTGGTGTGGGACGTTTTACCTCTACACCTCTCGTATTTCTACAAGTTCGATACGGAACAACTGTTAAAAACGGTTATGCAACAGCAAAAGCAGTGAGTACCACTCAATTTGGTTATGAAGCAGTAATGAGCGTTGCAATTACAGATTCACAAAGTCCTATAACACTATTTGTTGATTACCTCGCTATTCAGATGGTTTAGGAGGTGAACCAGTGGCAAAATATGCTGGTTCCATTTATCGTGGAGCGTATTACGGTAACTCTCCGCGTCTTGTCTACAACGTCACACCGTTCATTGCTTCTGCGTTAACTTACGACAAAGTACAACTATTTTGGCAGTTACCCCAAGGAGATTTTTCCCAATTCAGGCTTGTTAGAAATAATACTAACTTCCCTGAAAGTGCCGAAGATGGAACAATCGTTTGGCAACAAATTTCTACTACAAATATTAGTGGGCAAATTTCTCGAAACTCTATTATTGATGGTGAAGAAAACGTTTTAGAAACATACTATAAAGGTCTAATTTCTGGGCAATTTATCTATTACACAGTCTTTCTTTATACATCTACAAAAGTTTGGGTTTCTGCTGGTTCTACTTACGTCTTAATTCCTCAAAAATTAAACGGTACAGACTCTTTGTACAATATGCTTCCTAGAATTTTTACGGCTAAAGATGGAAGTCCTACTGGACCTATTGAAAAAGACACCTTTCTTTACAATTTTTTAGACGCTTTTGGGTTTACTTACGACCAAATTATTACCTATGCCGACTTAATTAAACCTTCTTTTGGAGAGTCTAAACTTCCTCCACAATTTTTGGGGTATAAGTTTTTAAGTTATGGCCTTTACCTAGAACGAGGCTTAGCATTTAAAAATCAAAAAAAGTTAGTGCGTGAATCTGCAAGACTTTTTGCTTTAAAAGGAACCGAACTAGGCATCAATAATTACATTGAATCTTTAAGTGGTTATGCCCCTGTTTTAACACGGTCCCCCAATTTACTTTTGGATATGCAGGACGCTACCTTTAAAGAAGGTTTTGGTCGTTGGACAGCAACTGCTGGAACATTATCAGCAGATAGCACTCAAACTTTAGCAACGGGAACAAACGCTATTGACATAATTTGGTCAGGTAAAGTAATAACCATTTTGCCAACAGTTACTTTTAAACAAAGATTTAATGACGTGGCTACGTTAACAACTAACGTTGCACACGGATTAGAAATTGGCGATACCGTTACTGTTGCGGGAGTAGATGCAAACTACAACGGAACCTTTACGGTTACAACAGTGCCAACGACTACGACGTTTACCTACGCAAGTGTTAACGCCCCTATGATTCCTACTGCTGCAACAGGAACTGCTGCTGGGGGAACCGCAATGTCTTTAGGTCGCGATGCTCCTATTACAAAGGGTATCCCCGTTATCCCTGCTACAAGTTACACGCTATCGTTTTACGCAAAAACACTTGCTAATGGAACTTTAACACCAGCCTTGTATTGGTACAACGAACTAGGTAAAATAATTGGTTCTAGAGTTTTAGGAACTGAACTTGGAACAATTGGTCAAGTTCAGCGAACTACTTTGGTTGCAACATCACCAGCAGGTGCTGCCTACGCTGGTATTAGAATTTACCTAACAACGACTGGAACCTACTACGTCGATATGGTTCAACTTGGAAAAACAATTGACGTTACAAATTATGATGAACCACGGGGATTAGATATATTTTTAGAGCCTAAAAAAATAAACCTAATTAGCAATCCATCCTTTGAAACAAACGGAAACTTATGGACTACTAACTCTTCAAAAACTTTGGTTGCCGATGTCCCAACAGGTGTTCCAGGAGCACAAGCACTTAGACTCAGTGGACAAAATGCTCTATCAGCAACAACTACCTGTGCAACGTCATCTACGTATAAAATTTATGACGACAGCAACTACGTGTTTTCTATTTATCTAAAAGCAAGTGCTGCTTGCACTGTGAACATCACTTTGGGAGTTACTGACGAAACGGGCAGTGACGCAGAAAGTGCGGTTCAATCATGTGCTTTAACAACTGATTGGCAACGGTTCTACACCACTGTCTACATCCCTATTGACTTTTCCCCCAACGATACTATTACAATGACCGCAAGTGTTTCTGGAACTTTGACTGGGCAAACCGTAACTCTTGATAACGCACAGGTAGAACGTGGCTATGCACCATCAGAGTACTTTGACGGCTCTATGCCCGCCGATTACGGTGTTGTTTGGTCAGGGACTGCCCATGCTTCAAAATCATTTTACTACACAGACAAAAACATCAAAATCCCACGGTTGCTCCAAACCCTAGATAACTGGGTTCCAAGGCATATTCCTTATCGTATTAGAAGTCACTCAGGTGTCGAGGGAAGTTTCGCCCCGTAGAAATTTAGGTCTAAGATACACCCATGGACCTACTCATAGAACTACTCGTAATCTCTTTTGCTGTTGCATATTTTACTGAGGCAATTCAAGCCTTCTACGATTTAAAAAAACTACGTGGATTTGTTGCTTTGCCATTCGCTGTTTTGTTTTGTTGGCTATTTGGTTACCCATGGATAGAAACAGCACTCTTTGCTCCCGCTAGTTCATTTTTAGCATTAGGAATCACAATGTTTTTAACTAAAGAAGAAGTAAGTGTTCAACCAATTCGACGATACTAGGAGCATAAAATGACACGATTATTAATTGTTGGCGGTGCTGATGATTTAGACGTAACAGTTGGTTTGCGAATGTTACTGGAAAAGAAAAACATTACAGAGATTGTTCTACCCTCTCACGAACCAAATGAAACACAAGACCAAATCATCCTCACTGCTTCTGAAAAAGGTATCTCTGTTAGAACAGGAGGAGACCTTGATGAATTGATGGAAGTTTTTGTTGCGGAAGACATTTTGGCTGTCGCATGGGATGAATCGGATGAATGCTTCGAGGCTATTGAATGGGCACATGACAAAGGCTTAGATATATGGGACATTTCAAATGGCTTAAATATTGTGGATACACAGACAGAAGCGTTAGAAGAGCACCTAGACGAAGTGCTTGCAGACTTCACTGAATCCCTATCAGCCTTAATCTACAAGATGGTGATGGACCAAATCAACGGCGATGGTAAGCACAAATACCGTCGCTCTGAGTGAGCCTTTCATCTCGGTTGCTCGACGCGAATTTAAGCCATTTCCAGTTCCGTCTCTTCGTTACACTGTGGTCCTTAGCAACCTCTGACGGGGTAATAGAGCAACCAATGGATACTCTCGGCTGCTCGACGCAGGCTAAATCTAGGAACACTGTCAGAGAGGCTCTACGGGCTTTAGAGGACAAAGGACTACTTGAAACACATCGCAAAAAGCGTGGGCGAGGGTTCTATTCTGGAAACACATACCAGTTGTTATGCCCTCTGTGGGAGGCATCAGTATGCCCTGTAGAGAGGGCATCTACAGATAGAGCAGATAGTAACTATGACTATCTAGTTAATAGACTATTAGTACCTAATAGTCATATTAGTCAAACTAGTTATGAAAATATAAAAATACAAAAAGTAAGTGAGGAATCAATGAATAAAAGTTGGCGTGAAGAGCAAGCCAAGGATGATTCCATTGGTGGTGTCGGAAAGATGGAGTCAGAGACACCGAGGACACCGCCGAGCAAGAAAGACACGAAGACACGAGGACTACGACCAGCAGCAGAGTGGACAAGTCGCGATGTAGCAGCCGAGTTCTCCTACCTTGTTGGCAAGAAGTTTCCCTGGCTTCCAGGAACTGTCAACGTCAGTCACCTCGCGGGAGCACTCGCCAAGCAACGTAATCAGTATCAGACGACAGCCCTGGTCGAACTAGAGTTGTTAAAGATGTTTATGGCTGACCAAAAGAACTTTATAGGCATCGGCAACGAGGCTCCGTATTTGTATAAGAAGTTTCTAATGATGTTTAAAACCCACCTGGTCAAGGCGCATAACAATCTTGGGATAGTCCTGCCAAACGTTCAGGGCGTGTCAGAAGATATTACTACCGATGTCATCTATGCTTCGGATGGAAGAACATTCGACAACACGATTGCAGGTCGGTCTGCGCTAGAAAGGTATGAGAAAAAGTTAAATGCCTAAGTATGATTTTAAATGCGATTCCTGCGAAGGCAGTCTTGTGGAGATGCACTTAACCTTTAACTCTACTGAGCGACCTAACTGTGACCGTTGTGGCAATGCAATGAGCAAAGTATTTACACCACCTGCAGTTCAATTCAAAGGCGGAGGATGGGGAGGTCAGTAATGCAGTGTGTTGCTAAAACCGCTACAGGTAAACTTTGCAAAGTAGTTGGGGAAGAATCTCGAGGCGGGCTGTGTCATGTCCATGACCCAAATGGAAAGTATCAAGTGCAGCACCCTAAATTTGCAGAAGCAGTTAAAAGAATTCAGGAAAAGGAATTAACATGAATCTTGCACTCATCATCGGAATCTTAATTGGTATTCCTATTGGAATGCTTGTGTATACATGGGTGGAAAAAGAATGATGCAGTATTGGTCCTGGATTCTTGCAACTATTGGAGTAGCAGGTATTTTTCTTGTAGGACGAAAAGCAATTTGGGGTTGGCCTGTTCTTTTTATGAATGAGTGCCTTTGGATTATTTATGCTTTGACAACCAAGCAATACGGATTTATTGTTGCAGCAGTTGCTTACGGAGTGGTTTACGTAAAGTCTTTCTTGCATTGGAGAAGAGATGGCTAAAAAGAAAAAAGATTTACCCGTCTTTGCTATCGTCACTATGCCCAAGTGGAAGTCTAAAATTTTAGATGTTATTGTCGGCATCTTGTTTCCAGGAGAGTTGTACTTTGTTTTAACAATTCAAGAGACAGGAATGACTACAAACGGTAAAGGCAAATACACCGACGACAGGGGAGTCTCAGTTGACTTATCAGATTGAAACGTTATCTCCTTTTAAACGCCACTGGATATTACGTAACTCAAATATCCCCCGACGCTTTCTTGGATTAGAACCTGCTGACATGCTGTCAGACTTTCCAGAAACAGTTGTCGACTGGTTAGAGGAGATAGTAACGGGCAACGTTATTAAGCAGGTTGGCGGTCTTGGATTAACAGGTGTTGGGTTGCTTTTTGATGGGGGACCAGGACTGGGTAAAACAACTCACGCAGTTGTAGCAGCCATGGAGTTTATAAAGCAGTTACCAGAGGATGAAGATATTGCTAAAAAAGTTCTTGCGTATAAGTCAGGTTCAGATTACGGAATGTTATCTCGCCCTATTTACTATTTAACCTACCCTGAGTTTCTCTCTCGCAAGAAGGCTATGTTTGATGCGGACGCTGATGAGAAGCGTGAGATGAATCGAGAGATGGAAGGTTTTCATGGACGTGCAAAAGAAGATTGGTTAAATGTTCGTTTGTTAATTCTTGATGACTTAGGTAAGGAATACGGCTCTAACTACGACAACACTTCTTTTGACGAGATTTTACGCAGTCGATACGACAGAGCATTGCCTACAATAGTAACTACCAACGAGATGCTGGAAAATTGGGGAGCCAAATACAGCAACGCGATGGCAAGTTTTGCTAATGAGGCATTCCAAAGAGTTCGCCTAGTTAACAAAGACTTACGGAAGGCACGAGCATGAAGAAAGGCTCAAATTTGGAGACGTGGAGAACGGTCCAGTTATTTCTCTCGACTACGGGGGTGTACGAGGTACAACTACGCCCTGGTGATACGAATGCGAAATGTAACTGCCCTTCTTACCGAGTTAGAAGCAAATGTAAACACACCGAATTTATTCAACAGCGCATGCTAGAAAACTCTGGGCAATACGCTATCTTAGTTCCTGAAGACGTTCCTGAAGATGAGGCTGCTAAAGCCAACGATTCTGCAGATGCGTTTAGAAATTTTATTTTAAAATACGCGAGAGTGGAAGTGTTGTGAAGAATGGCGACATTTCAAATGAAACACCTTCACGTTTAATTGTTCTTGCTGAAGTTGTTGCACAAACCGAGGAAGTAAAAGAAAAGAAACTTTTTAAATCATCTACTTATCTTCGCATAAGTAACATTAATAAAGAAGCAGTTGCACAGTTATGGATTTTAACTAATAAGTATGGCTTGTCCGTAGAACTTGCAGGTATTGAGGAAAGTGGTTTAGATAAATCTGATTTAGACCATCTAATGGAAATTCTTGACAGGAGAGGAGGCAACCCGTTTAATTTCGCACAACTCTACATAACGACACAAGAGTTGGTAGATGACTTACCTTATCGCGTAAACCTAAAAGGTGTGATAGACATTCCCACTAGATTAGGAAGATATGGTTCTTGGGGTATTGAATTAAATCGTTTATGAGAGGAGAATGAATTCGTGGCAGCAGATAATGAACATCGCTTAGTAAGTAAAGTAATTCGGGACCGCGACATTCTCCCAGTTTTACAACGTGGAATCACCTCTGATTGGTTTTTAGACGACGACAACTCTCGTGTATGGAAATTTGTTGTAAAGCACTACACAGAGTATTCAGAAGTTCCAACTGCAGTAACTGTTAAAGACCACTACCCAACATATAAAGTTTTAGATGTTCAAGACTCCTTAGAATTTCTAGTTGACCAAGCAGTAACTTTTAGAAGAAAAATACTTGTTCGACAAGGTTTAGAAAACTCTGTTCAAAAGTTAACCGAAAATGACCACGAAGGTGCTTTGGTTGCTATGGAAGCAGCCATCACTAAAGTTAATATGCAAGGTGTTCAAGGCACTAACGAACTTGATTTAACAAAAGACGCGGAAGCAAGATTTGCTGAGTATCAAGCATTAGCAAACCAAACAATGCTAGGAATTCCAACAGGCTTCGACAAAATTGACGAGGCAACTGCTGGATTACAGGGTGGGCAGTTAGTGACAGTCATTGCTCCACCTAAGACAGGTAAATCACAAATAGCATTAGCAATAGCGATACACGTGCATCGTGACGGCAAAGTGCCAATGTTCCAGTCTTTTGAAATGACTAACAGAGAACAACAACAAAGACACGACTCAATTCGTGCTCAAGTTTCACATGGTCGTCTTCGTCGAGGAAAACTTTTCACCGATGAAGAAACTCGTTACCTTGACATGCTAAAGGGAATGGATGGAGCAAAAGAACCTTTCCATCTTGTTGATGCTGTAAACGGATTAACTGTTGCGTCTTTATCTGCCAAAATTTCAAAGTTAAAGCCAGACATTGTGTTTGTTGATGGCGTTTATCTCATGATGGATGAAATGACTGGTGAGATGAATACCCCACAATCTATTACAAATGTGACTAGAGCACTAAAGCGTCTTGCTCAACGTCACGACATTCCAGTTGTTGTAACAACTCAGACTTTGTTGTGGAAGATGAAAGGCGGGAAAGTAACTGCCGACTCTATTGGTTACTCCTCTTCATTTTTCCAAGACTCAGATGTCATCCTTGGTTTAGAACCAGTTCCAGATTACGACGACTTAAGAACTTTAAAGATTGTTGCAAGCCGTAACTGTGGTCCTAGTGAAACAAGTTTGACTTGGAAATGGGAAACAGGGTGTTTCCACGAAGAAGCAAAGAACGATAAATGTTCTGTATGTAAGAGAGGCAACGTAATATGACGGTTGTAGATGTTGAGAAAGTTCTTAATAAATTAGGTGTGTACATACTAAGAAACCGTGGCGATGAGATGCAGGCTCATTGCCCTGGTCATGAGATTAGAACTGGGAAAAAAGATGTTAACCCGTCTTGGTTCATAAACCAACGAACAGGTGCTCACATGTGTTTTTCTTGTGGGTTTAAGGGAAACTTGTTCTCTTTAGTTGGAGAAATACAAGGCTTTTATATTTCAGAAAGCATTGATTACGGAGCAGTCAGTAAATGGATTGCTCAAATTGAAAACATTACTCCACAAGAATTGGCTGCTCGTTTAAAAGAGGCCCCTCAATATGTAGCACCAAAGCAAGAGTTACCCATGGACAATTCAAGACTGGCGTTATTTACTGAGCCTCCAGCATGGGCTTTAGACTCTAGAGGGTTAACAGCAGAGGCGTGTCGTAAGTATGAAGTATTGTGGGCAAAAGAAGATACATGGATACTTCCCATTAGAAATCCACATGACCATAATTTATGGGGTTGGCAAGAAAAGCACTCGAAGCAACGTTTATTTAGAAACAGACCCCTAGGCGTTACAAAGTCTCGAACATTATTTGGTGCACACGAATTAACCCCAGAAATGTCTATCTTAGTTGAGTCACCTCTGGACGCTGTAAGAATCGCTTCTGCAGGAGTAGTAGGTGGGGTTGCTGCTTTTGGAGCACAAGTAAGTGAGTCTCAACTTAAACTCTTACGTTATTCCGATGTAGTCATCGTTGCCTTAGATAATCCAAAAGTAGACTCTGCTGGGAAAAAAGGTTGCGAAGCGTTTTTACAAGGGGCTAAGAAGTTAGGCATTACCGCTAAGTTTTTTAACTACGCTTCTACAGGGCTAAAAGATGTTGGCGATATGGCTAACGAACAAATTCTTTGGGGTATAGAGAATGCTATTGACATGATTTATGGGGAGAAGGCGTATCTTTAATGTTTACAGGCACTTTAAAACCGTATCAAGTTGAAGCCGTTGAACGTATGGCAAAGCAAAAGAAAATGCTGGTTGCTTACGAGATGGGCTTAGGAAAAACGTGTATGACGATTGCAGCACTTGAAGAGTTGCGGGAAAGAAAAGAGATTACACAACCCACGTTAGTTATTGTGTTAGCAAGTTTAAAGTATCAGTGGGAAGCAGAGATAACAAAATTTTCAAACGCCACAGTCACCGTTGTAGACGGTTCAAAAACAGTAAGAACTAAGCAATACGTAGATGGCACATACACGGACTACATAGTGACTAACTACGAGTCTATTGTTAATGACTGGGAGTTGTTAAAAGGTTTACTGTTTGACGCTATCGTGTGTGATGAGGCTACTGCTATAAAAGGGTTTCGTTCTAAAAGAAGTAAGAAAGTCAAAGAACTCGCAACAAAAATTTCCGTTAAGTATGCGTTAACTGGAACCCCTATTGAAAATGGCAAGCCTGAAGAGTTGTACAGCATTATGCAGTTTGTTGAGCCAACTATGTTAGGTCGATTTGACTTATTTGATAAGACATTCATTGTAAGAAATCATTTTGGCGGGGTACAGAGATACCGCAATCTTCCGTTACTACACGAGAAGATTAAAGAAGCGTCAGTTAGGAAGGCTCAGTCAGACCCTGATGTTGCCCCCTACCTACCCGCCACTATCCACCTAAGTCCAATAAAGGTTCGACTCAGTAAACCTGCTCGAATTCTGTATGACAAAATTAAATTAGATTTAACAACTGACTTAGAAGAAGCCCAATCTTTGTTTGGCGGAGGTTTTTCTTTGGACGCAATCTATGGGCAAGGACAAGCCTTTGGCGGACCCGTAGACGCAATGCGTGGGGCTATCATGTCTAAAATTACTGCGTTGCGTATGGTGTGTGACAGTCCTTCATTACTCGTTGATAGTGCTACAAAGTACAAATTAAACCAAGGCTTAGGAGGCAGTTCGTATGCTTCTTACCTTGATGATGAAGGGTATCTAGAAGACTTAGACGTAAGTGCTTCTAAGTTAGATGCCGTAGTGAGTTACGTAGTTGACCATCTAGACACAGACGAACTTTCAAAGGTCGTAATCTTTACAAGTTACATTGGCATGTTGTCTTTGCTCCAAAATGCTTTACTGGAGAAGAAGATTAAAAGCCGTATTTATTCAGGCCAACTGAATGCTAAAGAAAAAGAAGATTCAAAATTAGATTTTCAAAACTCAAAAGAAGTTAGGGTTTTAATTTCTAGTGACGCTGGAGGTTACGGCGTTGACTTGCCTCAAGCCAATTTGCTGGTAAATTATGACTTACCTTGGTCAGCAGGCAAGGCTGTTCAGCGTAACTCTCGAATACGTCGTGCGTCAAGCAAATGGCCCTCTGTTATTATTCAAGACTTCATAGTGTTAAACTCGATTGAAGAAAGACAGTTTGAAATGCTAAATCAAAAAAATTTAGTAGCCGATGCTGTTGTTGATGGGACAGGTATAAATACTAAAGGAGGCGTTGACTTAACAGTCGGCAGCCTTTTAAACTTTTTATTAAACGCATCTATCTAAGGAGACCCCGTGGTAAAAGCAATTGATGAGCCTAGAGATTTTACTGATGGTGAAAGTCTTGAAGGACAAATAAAAGAATACTCTTACTTAAAGGGTGTTGTTGATGACGCTGAAAAACGTCAAAAGACACTTAAAGAAAAATTATTTGCGTATATTGAAGAAAATGGTTTTGAAGACGGTAAAGGTCACTGGTGGTATGAGTTGACTGAGCCGATTGCAGACATTAACTCTGTTCAAAAAGAAAAGCGAGTTTCTCGAACAAAGATTGATGACTTAGTTGCTGATAAAATTATTGAAGAAAAAGGACTTGCAGACAGACTGTACAAAACAGTGCAGGTAGTTGACCAAGATGCGTTATGGGCAGCCTTGTACGAAGGCGTATTGACTGAAGAAGAGGTAGATGCAATTTTCCCTCCTAAAGTTGTTTGGGCACTGAAGTTAAGTAAGAAGTAATTATGGCTGGGTTGCGTAGTGATGACGAGATTGAAAAAGCATTTGCAGACCTGCAATACAAACCTGGGTCTAAGCAAAAACGACGCACTATAAATCCAGAGGTTTCTCGAAAGCGAAAGGCTAAAGAAGAATCTCCATGGGATTCTTTAGCAATAAAGAAACAACTGAACGGGAAAGAAACAGAGGTTTTCACGATTGGTGCTATGGCTCAAGCATTAGAAAAGAGCATTATTAGCATTCGGTCGTGGGAAAAACGAGGGTATCTACCAAGTGCTCCTTATCGTTTGCGTTCCAAAACCCTTAACGGGGTAAAGGTTGCAGGCAATAGGGTCTACACAAGAAGGCTAATAGAGATAACTATTGAAGAGTTCTCTAAAAGAGGGCTTTTAGGCGTTTCTCGTGTAGAATGGTCTAAGCACCATGATTTAACTATTGCGATAACTTCGCGGTGGAAAGAGCATGTTGCTAACGAGAGTCAGTAGACCTCAAATCCAACCGAGAGCGTAAGCCTCATAACCGAAAGAAGAACATGTCAATAACCAATCCAACAGTAAACGCTGCATCGTATTTAGATGTAGACCAAGAAGATGCAAAACCAAAAGTCGGAACAACCGTTCAATCTGGTTGGGATTCAGCCGATGCCCTATTACGTCAAGACACAACAGAGTTCCCAACTGATTTTAAATTCAGCGAAGAACCTCAACTCATCAAGTTCCTAGAAGATGGTCCATTCCGTGTGTATGAACAGCACTGGATTGAACGAACTGGGAAAAAGTCATTCGTTGCTTTAGAAACCGATGACCCCTTTACAGATTTACTTGGTAGCAAACCAAGAGCACGTTTTGCTTTCAACGTTATTGCATTGAGCGGTGATACCCATACCGTTCAAATCCTTACTGCTCCTCCTTCATTTGCACGTCAAATTCGTCGTGCACACGAAGATGAGAGAAAAGGACCTCTAAGTAAAGAGTTTTGGGAAGTTTCTCGAATGGGAAATGGACCAACTACTCAATACACGCTGAATTATGTACGTGGTCGTGACCTTGAAGAGGAATGGAATTTAACCCTCGAGTCAGTTAACGCCATACTTAAGGATGCTGTTTGTTTTACACCTGACGTTATCAAGGAGACACCTCGCGAAGAGATGTTAAAAATTGCCCGTGAAGTAGCAGGCGCATAACTTACTGAATACGGGGAGTCTGTGCCGTCACACAGACTCCCCACTTCTATAACAAGGGGCATTATGAACATCATTACAACATCTGTTGGTTTACTAGAAATGGTCGACTATTATTTAGACCAACCTGCTTTTGCATTTGACGTAGAAACTGTTGGACCTGATGATTTTTCTCGGCTCCACCCAATGCTTAATGAAATTACTTGGATTTCTTTTGCTACAGAAGGACGAGTAGATGTTATCCCTATGGGACATCCAAACGGTGAGTTTTTGCACTGGGATAAACCTTTATTAAGTTCTGCACAGGCTAGAGCAACTGAGGGATTAGAAATTCGTGAGCAAGATTTTTCTAGACGTGAAACAAGTTGGACTCCCGTATTTGATTCCCCACCAGAACAATTACTTCCAGGTGAAGTTT